TTTGGGTATTGACCTCTCTGACTGGATTAGAAACCAGGGCGTGTTCAATACTCTTCTGACCGGTTTCGGAAATACCGCAGACCGAGCCGAGATCATGAGTAAGAACCTAACTCAGCTCGGCTATGACCTCAGCTCGTTCTTCAACATTTCCGTTGAGGACTCCATGCAAAAGCTACAATCCGGTATTTCTGGTGAGTTGGAACCTCTTCGCCGCTTGGGTTACGATCTGTCGCAAGCTCGTTTGGAAGCAACCGCCCTGGCTCTCGGTATTGACAAGAGCGTTGCGTCCATGACCCAGGCTGAAAAGACAGAGCTGCGTTATTACACAATCATGACCCAGGTGACCACGGCTCAGGGTGACTTGGCGAGAACGCTGGAAGCTCCCGCAAATCAGCTCCGTATCCTGCAAGCGCAATTCTCTATGGCGGCACGAGCTATTGGTAACATCTTCATTCCTGCGTTGAACGCTATTCTGCCCTATGCAATCGCTGTGGTTCAGGTTATTCGTGAGATTGCAAACGCAATCGCCGCTCTTTTCGGGTTCAAGATGACAGAAGTAGATTACAGTGGTATTGAGTCTGCCGGTGTTGGTGCTGGTGCATTGGCAGATAACCTCGATAACGCTGCGGGTGCGGCTAAGAAGTTGAAAAGCTACACCGCTGGCTTTGATGAATTAAATGTTTTTGACCCCAACAAGGGTGGTGCTGGTGCCGGTGCTGGTGCTGGCGGCGGTAACGGATTTGACTTTGCCCTTCCTGAGTATGACTTCATCGGTAATGCAATCAGTACCAAGGTTGGAGAAATCAAAGCCATGATCGAGAAGGTCTTGGCAGACATCGGTGTAATCTGTGCCGGTGCTCTCCTAGCAGTCGGAGCAATTCTGGTCGTTACCGGTGCCAACATCCCTCTCGGTGTCGGCCTGATGGCGGCGGGTGCTGTCGGTCTTGCGGCGGCAATCTCTGCGAACTGGACAGGCATGAGCAGTCAACTCGCAAGTACCTTGGCCCTCATTACCGGTGTGGTTGCCGGTTTCATGCTGGCGTTGGGTGCAATCATGGCGTTCTCCGGGGCGAATATCCCCCTGGGTATCGCTCTTATGGCGGTTGGTGCGGTAAGCCTTGCCGCTGCCGCTGTGGTCAACTGGCACAGTAGCGATCAGCATATCACTGACGCTCTGACCACGATCACGGGTATTCTTGCTGGTGCTTCTCTGGCGGTA